AGCAAGAGCTACTGCTCTCTTACTGAACATTACATTATAGATGTTATTAACATCACTTGGTACTGCAGTACTTATAAAGGTAGGAACACCATAAGGAGCACCAACATAACCATTATAAGAAGGATAACCATCAGCAAAACCATTAACTATCTGCTTACCAACGTTATCAAACACAGAAGCATTACCAAAATCTTTAGCTAACTTTGACCAAGATTTAGGATGCATTACACAAAAGTATTCTTTAGGAGCATTAGCTTCCTCAAGAGTAGAAATAGCTGAACGATATATATCTCCAGAGATATTTACTCCAAGAGTACCAACAGCAGTATTTGACCATACTCCAGAACCCATAATAGCAAGTACTGCAGTATCTTCACCTTGTGCAAGGGTACGTCCAAGTTCTTCTCCATAAGGAGCTAGATCAGCAAAAGGATCAGCATGAAGAACTCGTTTAGAAATTTGAACATAAATACCACGTTCAACAGGAGTAAGAGTAAGACCATCAGTATACCAAGTGGTACTTGAAGGTGCAGTACCTTCTGTGAGAGAAGCTTCAGTTAATCCACTGAAGACAGGAACAGTTATTGAACCAGCGCCTAGAGGAACTTCATAAACGCTTACAATGTTTCTCATAACTCGTGAACTATAAGCAGCACCAACGGCATCTGCAGAAACAATCGTCGAGATGAGATCATTCAATGTAGTACTATTAGAAATACCCATATTAACTTCCTTTTAAATTATATTCCGTATTGACTACCAGCATTTTTAGCTAGCATCATACGATATTGATCCCTAAGTTTGCTTCTAGCGATAGGATCTTTTTTAATAGCTGTGAGTTCACTAACTTGAGTGTTCTCTATATTGCTATTATCGTGATTGGGAACTTGAGGAGCACGAGTATTTCTAGGTGAATGTTGATTGTTATCACCAGGATTACTTTCAACTTTACCTAAGTGAGGATATTCCTTCAAGAAATTATCTACTGCTACTTCTGGAGTCATTCCATCTTTAAGTTCTATCCATTTAGGATTGACACCTTTGATTTCCTTTTTATTAAGTATTTCTTGAATAGAAGATTGTTTAGTTGTAGTTTCTATTTTACTATTTAATGCATTAAACTTATCTTCAGTTTCACGAAATTTAACTCTCCAAGAAGCTGCTTCGTCTCTTAGTTCTTTTACATATTCGGCAGAATAACCAGTATTCACACCACCAGCAGATCCACTGCCATTATTCGTTTGTTCGGACACCTGATCCTCCATTAAATTGATTGTTAAATCCAATATTAGCTAAAACTTCTGCTTCAGCGTCAGATTCAGTAAGATTTGGATTAAGTTTGATTACTTCATCTACTGGTGTACGTATCCCTAACTTGATATCTGTTTCTAACAGTTCTCGTGAAGGATCAATAGGAAGTAAATTTTCTTCTGGATAAAGAACTTTAACATCATCTATAGCATCCAGACCAGCTACAGATAATATCATATTTGCTAATTCAAATTCATAGTTTTGAAATCTAACAGACTTCTCTTTAAATACACTAATTAGTGGTGCCCATTTTATCATTAATTCTACACCACTAGATGCAGCACCCATATTACCAACAATACTAATCTTTGGTACACATGAAGTTTCATATGTCTTTTCTTCTAAGTATTTTATTAACTCCATAGTTTCCATAATCTTAGGACTAAGATTCAATGCTTCTGCTGTACTACCTGCAGGTAAACTTATTGCTGTACCAGGATGTACACTTACTGCTTCTCCATTTGAGAAACCAGTTAGTACTATTGGTGTAGCAGATTGCATCTTAATCATATAACCTAAGTTAGTTAGTGTTTGATTTAGATAATGATTCAATTGTCGTAAACTTGTAGTAGGTGAATGACCTAAGTATTGATTGTTAACTTCTTGTCCTTTAAATGCTACGAAAGGTATATAACCTAATTCATTAGGTGAACTCTGTTTCTCTAATGAACCCACATAGTTATAGATATAGTTGTTAGTCCATATTTCTGTATCAAGTATTCGTTGTACTTCTATGTTACCACCTTTATCAATGAAATCGTTTCTAATGGTAACAAGTGATACTGCTTCAAGTACTTTATTTTCTACGTCATTAGAGATAGGAGTAAAATCAGAAGCATCATATACAATTAGATAAATAGATCCATCTTCATACATACCTACATAAACTAATGATGTACCTGTAAGTTCTGCACATAGATCAGCTTTCTTCAAAATTGTATCAATCTTAATTTGAGAATATAAACCTTCTAAATAACTTACAGAAGTAGATGGTCCATCAAATACTCTAACCAATGGTCGATTATACAATAGAGATGATTTCTTAGTAACTATAGGATTAACCATATTAATTGTAATAGGATCTACGTCACTATTTAATATGCTTAGATATTGTTCTTGTCTACCATAGAAGAAGTCTTTATTTCTCAATGCACTTTCTCTACGTTTTCTTTCATCATTGGTAAAAGTACCAAGATATACTCGACTGGATATTGAGGTTGGTGTTGAATCTTGTAACATTATTTATCCTTTTGCACACTCACTACATATTAATGGTGGTTGTCCTACTGGTGTATTTGATATAAACATTCTTTTACATCGTGTACATCTTTTAGGTACTCTTGTATGTCCTACCATAGTATACGCACTTTGTTCGGGGGTTTTTGCAACATATTTTGCATGATCAAATTTATTAACAAAGAAGTATCTAACAGCATCCATTAAATGGTCGTGTAAATTATCTTTAAGTGGTTCTTCTTTAACAAAACCATCTTTACTTGAATTGTATTGATAACCATTAAAACTTCTTATAGTTTCTATACAATTATCTGTTATATAATATCTTACCTTACCTAAACTATTTCTTATATATGCTCTTACTAAAGCTATTCCACCATTAATAGTTGAACCTTTATTTATAACTTTAAATCCGTTATTTCGAAGAGCATCTACTGGACTGATACCTGAACTTAATTCATCAGCATTACCAGCAGGATCTGAATAAGTCATTTGTAGACATGATTGATTTAGTTTATGATTATTTAATTTGATTCTAATTAGATTAATAATTTCTTCTATCTGAAATCTTTGTACATATATTTCATCAAATTGTATAACATCTTCTCCTGTAGTTCTATCTACTGCCATAAATGCTATTGCTGTATGATGAGCAAATCCAAAGTCCATACCTAAGAATATATCATATTTATCTATTGTAGGTGATACACTCTGAATTATATTTTGTCCTGTAAATTCATCATATACTCTACCTGCTCTTGTAACAAATTCTGCTAAGTATTCTTGTCTATATTCATCTCTCGATATCTCGCATTGTACTGCTTCTAACTCATCACTTGATATAAGAGGATTTAAGTTAGTAGGCCATAAGTACTTAGACCAATCACGTCCTTTATCATATAGATCTTTAAACCAATTGAATCCATTTGGAGTACTAACTAAGATAGCAATTCCTTTACGATCTGATAGAGCTGGACGTAATATTTTACTCCATACTGTTGGTTTAACGAATGCTGCTTCGTCTATGACAAGCATTGTTAATCCTCTACCACGTAGACTATCTGGATTATCACTACCTTTAAAATATAAGACACTACCATTCTTAAATGTTACTTTTAATCTTGTATGATGAATTGTATGTATAGATGGTTTTAATACATCTATGTACTTTAAGAATTCATCAAATCCAATTTCTTTTGCGGAATGATATGTAGGAGCTACCCAATAACATAATCTGTTCTTATCAGATAGACAGTGCTTGATTGCTTCCTGTAGGCATAGAACAGTCTTGCCTACTCTACGACCACCAACTACTAGTCTAAATCTATTAGTGTCTCTATGGAACTCTATTTGATATTCTAATGGTTTATATGGAATTACTATCTGCATTAGTATCCCATGTGAATGTAATAGAAGATTGATTCTTCTGAGAAATAGTTTTCTCTATGTTATCTAAATGTTCAAGTAGTATTCTAATGTGAGGAGCATTACCTGCTTTAGCTTTATTTCTTGCTGCTTTGTATATTTCTGGTAGAGCATCTCTAAGCAATTTTCTTGTTCTAAAATATATTGCATCCATGAATTGTTCGTTCTTTCTCCATGTTGATATTGTCTGAGGTGTTATACCCAATTGTTGCGCAACCTCACCACAATTTAATTCACCGATAGCAAATAATTCTATTGCTTCTAATTGTTGTGGAGAAAAATTATTACCAACTTCACATCCTAGTTCTGCCATAAAATACCTCTTTCATCCTATAGTATAGTAATATAAAAATATTTTTGTAAAAATAAAAATAAATGTGCATTTATGTAAAATAAGTACTATAATATATATGAGAGACATAACTGTTATAGAAATATAACATAATATAAAATAAAATAAGGAGAAAGAAAATGTCAGAACAAAAAAAAGTATGTAAAAGATGTAATGATGAAAAACCAGTATCAGAATTCTATCATACTATAACTACTAAAGATGGATTACAATCATATTGTAAAGTATGTTGCAATGAAAAGACTTTAGAATGGCAGAAGAAAAATAGATCAACAGTTAATAAATGGAAACGTACTTATATGCATATTCCACAGAATAGAATTGCACATAATGGTAGAACTGCACTTAGAAAGATAATTAAAGATATAAAACCTGAATATAAATTTCTAGTAGAATGTGGAGCTGGAGATAGAGAAACTTTAATGAATCATCTTATATCTACTATACCTGAAGGATATACCATTGCTGATTATGGTAAAATATTAAGTGTTGATCATATTATTCCTTGTTGTGCCTTTGATTTAACAAATCGTGAACAATATCGTAGATGTTTTCATTATTCAAATCTTCGTTTAATTACTTCAAAAGAAAATGCTAGAAAAGGTGGTAAAATATAATGAATGCATCATTCTTAGGTTTAGAAATTAAAAATATTCCTCCAGTTAAGCATGGTTCTGTATCAAATACAGTTAAATATCTAGATAAGTGGAGAACTGAAGCATCTAAGTTAATGTTACAATATTGTGCTAAATGTGACGATTTTATGAATTGTACAAAAGTATCATGTGAAGTTATTAATGATAAAATTAACAATATGATTCTTAAGGATAAGTAATGAGTATTAATCTCAGAAGAGATAAAGAATCCGATGTACACTTAGTGTATGTCGGATCTTTTGCTGAAACAATGTTTTATTGTGATGAAAAAGATTATAAAAGATCTAAAAAGATAATCGATAAAATTAATTTAATTTGGGATTATCATGATTACGATGAGAAAGTTAATTAAAATGTGTATAAACTTACGAAGAGATATATCTACTGATTATAGATTACCTGTAAATAATGACGATTTTGTTGATCTTAATATGTCTACACATACAATATCAGAAGATATAATTGGTTTCTTTAATGGAGCTGTATTAACATATGATCGAATTCGTAAGATGAGTAATTGGGAAATTAAATATTTTATAGAAAGTATAAAATTTTGTAACATAAGTACTAATTAGAAGGTGGTGACATTTATGTCACCACTTTTTTATATATAAGTAAAAAAATAATTGCATTTCTGTATAAAAAAGACTATATTATATATGAACGACATAATGCTGGTTAGGTGAAATTCCTGATCTCTCTAACTCAATAGATGATAGATCAAATTAGAACGAAGCAACTTTAGAAATCCAGAAGTAATTAGGATAATCGTTAATAGACAAAGATATTAGTTTGTTATTTTAGCCACTAATATTTGACGCAACACCCGTTAGGATTAACGTAGATATTTGAATAAAATATAATAAATTTGATTCATTTTTCTTAAAAAATAACAGTTGGTTGGTGTTTTCTTATAATTTCTAAACATAAGTACTAAACAAGTATATTTGATTAATATCTACATCAGCTTACAAGATGATTCGAACATAGTGAGAATTGAGAGTTTAGTAACCTGTAAAAAGAGAGCTGATGAATAAAAGTACTAAATATAAAACCTTCCTTAAGGTGTACTTACTTCTAATTGCTTTTTGTAAAAAGCTAACAAAAACTAAAAATCACTCATAGTGTAGAAATATATGTTTTTAATGGGAGTATTATGTCTATAAATAAATATATCTATGATATAAGTATTTATACATCATAGATATTAATTTTAAGTAGTTTTTATTTTTTATATTATTTAGAAGTAGACTTATCTTTGAGGGTACTTATCATTAATGACTTTCTTGGAAGAAAGTGCACAAAGAACAATACTAACTTAATAAATCATCAATCTCATTATATACAGCAGTAGATATAATCTTTGATTGATTGTATCTTGCTACTTGTTTAATTATCCATCTTCGTATGCATTCCTTAGACCATTGATTTGGTGTAAATAAAAATTGATTACTACTATTTTTAGGTATTGGATAAAGATCACATAATGCTTCCACTATTATAGGTAATTTATCATCATTAATGTTAAAACTTATTGTTGCCATAGATATTCCTTAATTAACTTGCTGCTACTATCAAACCATTTTTAATAGTAAAAGTTGTAAAAACACCAGTTGCGGTTATACCTGCTGTACCATCAGATGATTTATATTGTCCTATTACTGTACCATTTACATCTAAAGTAGCTAGTGGAGTAGTAGTATTTATACCAACATAACCACTAGTATTTATTCTCATTTTCTCAGCTTCAGTACCATTTAAAGATGTTCGAAATGATAAACTATTATTTGTTGTACCAGCACCACCAGCTGTAATGATAGCTATTCCAGAACCAATTCCTAAACCAAAATATTCTGTAGTCGTATCAGCACCATACATGTATATAATATTATTGTCATCTGAATTACGAACGACTCTTAATCTTCCACCAACTAAATCAACTTTTTCATCTGGAGCAGAAGTGCCAATACCAACATTACCATTTGATTGTTTAAGATATATCTGAGGACTATTATCCTTAGTGTATATAGACATATCATCAGCATCAACTGTAAATAGTGATAATAAATTATTAACTGAATCTAATTTTAACTGTGCATCTGTTGAACTTGCTTTTAATGCTAAAATAGCAACTCCAGAAGTATTTGTATTATATATTCTTGTTGCAACCTCAGTAGGATCATTTTTTGATACTTCAAGTAGTGTAGCAGGATTATTAGTACCAACACCAACATTACCAGAAGTAACTAAACTACCTTGTACATCTACATATCCTGTTCCTACTTCTTTTGGATTAATTATTAGATTAGTTCCGTCATATGTTAGAGATGCATCTTTTGCAGTACCTAAATAATATTTATTATTATCTGATGTTAGTCTAATATTACCATTTACTTCTAAAGCTTCGTCTGGATCAGCAACTGCAATACCCATACTACCCATAAAAATATTTTTTGCAATCGTATCCGCAATATAAACTCCATATCTGTTAGTAATAACACCAGCACCAGTAACAGTAAACGCTGGCATATAATACGCATAAAAATTTGTTATTGTTCCAGCAAATGCTCCATATTGAACTATATTATATCCAAAACAATCAGTAAGTGTTCCCAATTGGTCGTCAATAGTAGTAAGCATACCAGTTAATTGATGAAGTGTTCCAGCACCTCTTTTTGTGATAAAATTCTCATAAGCAATGAATTGACCTGTAACTGCTTTACCAGTTGCTACATACACACTAAAATTATTAGCATTTCCCCTAGGGAAAGCATTTCCATCAGCGCTATACTCAATTACTGTGCTATAATTATTAACTCTATCATTTGCAGCTAAGTTTAGGTAGTATTTATACTGACCATATCCACCATTATATATATCAAGTAAACGAGCAGGATTAGTTAATCCAACACCAACTCTTGAATTAGTTGTATCTACATTAACTATTGATGTTGTTCCATTAGATCTAAGAATTTGAATAGCAGTAGTACTATTACCAGATGGATATATTTTAGATGTTTTAATTCCATTAACAATATGAGGTACACCATTAATAACAGACTGTGGTGTGGATTGATTTAATACTAATACTTGAGAATAATCTACTGTACCAGATGGACCAATTGGGCCTATATTACCACTTGCTCCAACATACATATATGTACCATCTTCACGTTTATAACGTAGAAGACCACTCTCTGTAACATAGACTATTTCTCTAGTTTCCTGACGAGCATTACATAAAGCTTCATTAGCTTCATAATGTCTTACCTCACCAGGAATTCTATGAATTGTTCCCATTAGATATCCATTCTATCAAGTATCAATCCATCACTAAAACTAAAGGTAGGAGCACCCATAACGTAACTAACAAAACCATTACCAGTACCAGATTCACTATATCTTAGAGGTATATAAGTAGGAAGAACAGTACTTAATATTCCTGTAGCATAATTTGCATATCGTGTAGATAATTGATCTAAATAAGATGCTGTATCAATTGAATCAGAACCAGTAATTCCACCAATAGAAGTTTGTCCAACTGCAACAGAACTGGATGTTTTAGTATTAGTAATACTATTTTTTAATATAGCATCATCAGCTAAATTCTTATATATCATGCTAGTAGCTAAGTTAATCTCTACTTCTTTTAATAGTTTAATCTTAGCATTATATTTACGTCTAGCTGGTGTATGATCCCATACAAATGAATATCTATCTAATCCATTTGTAGAAGTTAAATTATCAATATGTGCTCTTGCTACTTCAATACAATATTGTACTTCTCTTCGTGATACATTAGATTCTGTTAGATGAGCATTTCTATATACATCATCAATCGATGCAAAAGCTACTCCATCATTACCATCACCAAACGTTACAACTGGTCTTGATCCAATATATCCTGAACCAGATACAGGTTCACTTATTGGTGTAGTAATTCCAGTATTTGTATTATTAAAAGCAATTTTATACCAACGCGAATCATCAATTATAAATGATGTATAGACAGTAGGATAAGTGTAATCGATGGTATCAGCTAATGAAAACGCACCACTTTCTGTAACACCAGAATAAACTAATAACTCATTCGCTTCTGTATCGTTTGGTAAACTAAAACTTATATTACCTGAATATGTAGACATCTTAAAACACTCTACCCTTTCGATTTCTATCTCTTTGACTATTTAAGCTTTTTGATAGCTTCTTTAAACTTTTTATACGTTTAGAACTAGCAGCAGCAGAAATATTTTCATTTCTTGATTCTTGTTCTCTTAATGCTTCATTAACTATATTAGTTGATCTTTGAAACATATTTGAAGTTGGAATTACTTCAGAAGCTGTACTTGGATATGGATAATTAACTTTTTTATACACTTCAGCACCAGATCCTTTTTCTAATAATTTATATTGTTGTGTTGAATTTTTACCAGTAAGATCAACAGTTGTTCCTTTATTATAACTTTTAGATTGAAATAAATTAGCACCAACAGATTTTCCAAGTTGTCCACCAACTATATTTCCAATTGCTCCACCAGTTGCATTATCTACAGAATTACCATTAAATATACTTTTAACAACACCTATTGAAGCTCCAACTAAGAAAGAATATGGACCTGCAACTTTTCTAACAGCATATCCAACAGCAATAGAAGTAGCTGCTTGTGCTAATTTTTCAGAATTTGTTTGTCCAGTATCTTGAAATAAGTTAAATGCTGTAAAAGCTAATGTTACTTTATTTTCTCCAAGAAATTTACCAACTCCACTTAATGGTTTAGTTGTAAAAGCTTTTCCTAATGCTGTTTTTAATATTACTGGTTCTAAATACTTTTTAAAACTTTGTGTACCAAGAGATATACCAAAAGATATTGCTGCAGACTTACCAAAATTTTTTAAAGTTTCAGCACCACCATCGTCATCAATTAAGAAAGAACCAAAAGTACGATTAGTTTTACTATCATCATCATCATCTGAATCTTCTTTTTTACGAATTATTAATCCACGATCTACTCTATATGATCGAAATCCATCATCCCAACGAATACATCTAGCAAAACTATTTCCAGCTTTAGATACATCATATCTAAAATCACTGGATATATCTCGCCAATATCCACCATAGAAAGCTTCATACTCAGCACCTTCTGGAGAAGCAACTTCAAATTGTTTATTACTAAGTCTTATCTTAGATAGATTAGAAACTGCTCCAACATTTCCAAATTCATTAGCCATTATTAACTTTCACTTGGAAGTATTACTTTCTTAAATGGATCATTACTTGGTCCAATTACGTATAAGTTAGCTTCATAATATAGGATACTACCATCTAAGAATCTTGGTACAATTTGAGCTAACTCATAATCATTACCCATAATTCTAACAGTATAGATAGTTCTCTTTAGATATCCACCTTTGTTTATAATAAAGTTTCTCTCTAAGAATAAATTAGGTTTATAAAATATCTTTCTTGTATCTCGTTCGATATAATCCGAAAAGTCGGAATTATTTCTAGCTACTGTAGCAAATCCATAAGAACCAGGATCAACACATGCTACTGCTTCAAATGTAGTTGGTTGTCCATAAGCACCAATACCAATTATTTCAGAATCTTCAGATGGATCATATCTTGAGAAAGAATATTCCATACCAAGTTCATCTATTTTAGTAATATATAAAGCAGTATTTTCATTTATATATCCAGAAGCATAATAATCTATATCATCTTTAGTAAAAGCTGTACCACTATATGATTGAGGAAATGCTAAGTTAGTTAATCTTTCTTGATATATTCTAGATTTAACTGTATCAGCACCATAGTTATTATTTAATTCACCCATTTGATAAGCCAATCTTACAGATGATTTATCACCAAATTCAGGAATAGCTTCAGCCATATATTTAAAGAACTTACCACCAATTACTTTTCCATCTACTGTATTTACTCGATACCAAGAATCAGTAGATGCTCCAACTGGTATTACTGTACTTGATACTTCTTTAACAAATAATGTACCAGAATTATTCTGCATATAAACACTTGATAATAGAAATGATCCAGATGCTCCACCAATTACATCATTATATAAAGTTACTTTACTAGTCATTGGATCTACATATCCAGAATATCCTGCAGGAGGAGTATTATATACTGATGTCCATGTTACTCCATTATCATTACTTATTGCATAATAACCAGTTATACCAGCACTTGTTCCTGGATCAGAATCTCTTGTAGAGTATACAGCACATATATTATTTTGTTTATCTACATCTATTGCTAAATCAATATGAGATGAACTATTAGCTGCAAATGTTCCAGATGATATTTGATAATATCCACTAAAATGACCAGTTCCACCACCTTGTTTTTTGGTATATGGACAGTAACATAACATATCTGGTATATCATTCATCACTGCTAATGTATGAACTATTGAATCTTTACTCTTAACAGCAAGTAATCCAGATACCCAATTAGTAGTTCCATAAGAAACATAATCTTGTGGTATATATTCTAAAGGTAGAGATATATCTAATCCTAACATTTTTAGATCATTATTTGTATTTATATAAGCTACATATACAAGAGTGTCACCATCTCCAGTAGATGCAAAATATATAGAATTAGCTAAGTCATTAAATAATCCATACTTAACTGTTACCTCACCATAGAAACTATTATATGTTTGATCTGAACATCTATAGAACCAGAATTGTCCATTAACATTAGTTAGAAAATAGAAATCTCCATTATATGAATTTTTCCATATTCCTTGTATAAGACCTTCAGCATTATCATAACTTCTATATGTAACATCAATTAAATGTGCTGTATCAGAACCCCATGCTGAATTAGTTACTGGTTCCCATGTAAAACCATTATCAGCAGATTGTAATATTTGTGCTAAATCAAATCCAGTGAGAGTAGCAAGACAATATAAATTACCATCTGGATGAACAAGAAATACATTATTAGATCCATTAGCAGTTACATTACTAACAGCTCTTCCACAATATGTTCTATTTGCTATAGCAGAATCAAATACTCTTTGATTAGTCATCTAACGCCCCAATTGTTTTTCCACCATTATGATAATCTTTATTAGAATTATGTTCTTTTTTAGATTTATCTAAATATAACTTATTACCAGTATCATCATCCAAATAATACAATCTACCATTGTCATCTTTACATAACTTCTTCATTTTAAAATATTCCAACAACTTTTAATATTCCACCACCAACAGCAGTAAGAACTAATCCTACTGTTCCATACACTAACTTTTGAAGTAATGCACCAGACTTTTCTAATATAGATATTCTTGTTTCAAATGTACTAAATGTACAGATTGAGTTTTTAATATACGAGATGTCTGTTCTTAAGGTTGCTACTTCAGTCATTAAAAAATCTAATTTATCTGCGTCTGTCATACTTCATCCTTGATGTTAAAATAGGGGAGATATTTCACTCCCCCAATTTATTTACGCATTAGCGTCAATAAGTGTTACACCGAATGCATCGTTAGTTATACCTTGATGTGCAGAACGCCAAGCCATAATATCAAATGCACGAGCAGTTACATTATCAAAAACATCGATACCGATATCTTTCATAATAGCAAGAGCTACTGCTCTCTTACTGAACATTACATTATAGATGTTATTAACATCACTTGGTACTGCAGTACTTATAAAGGTAGGAACACCATAAGGAGCACCAACATAACCATTATAAGAAGGATAA